TAAAGTTAGCTGAACTGGTTTATTTAATGATTTGATTAATCTTAATTTATGATTAAGAGTACCAATTACTAAATATATCCAGTTGACTAATTCCGCGAAACTGGGGGATCTACTTGATCGTGTTGATGCCATCACTAAGGCTAATCCTATGGTAGACTACGTTCCTTTTCATGGAAAAGAAAACGGAGTCCACTTGGGACAATTAGCTTTTAAGGAGGAAGCAGCCGGTAAATTAAGAGTGTTTGCAATGGTGGATGTGTTTACACAATCACTATTACAACCTCTTCATTTATGGTTGTTTAACCTTTTTAAAAACTTACCTAATGATGGTACTCATGACCAAGAGAGAGCCTTCGACCTGGCTAATGAACTGGCAGACAAATATAACGGTTCGTTCGGTTTTGATTTATCATCAGCAACCGACCGATTACCTGTTAAGATTCAATCTTACTTCCTTTCCGTAATATTCGGTCCGGGGTTTGGTGAATCTTGACAAAGTATACTAGTTAGCAGACCGTATGTCATCTTAAAAAATGACTACAATCTTCCAACTGGTAACGTTTATTATTCTGTAGGGCAACCTATGGGAGCGCTGTCTTCATGAGCTATGCTTAATATGATTCACCACCTTATGATCCAGTATTGTTATTGTCAGTGTTATGGTTATTCCAAACCATGATACAAAGACTATGTGATACTAGGAGATGACTTAGTCATCTTCGATCCTAAGATTGCAGAAAAATATTTAGCTCTTTGTAAAGGACTCGGAGTAGAAATTAATCTATCTAAGAGTGTCATTGCAAAGGGGAGAAAAGTCGTAGAATTTGCGAAAAGAACCGGATTAAATGGAAAGGATGTCTCAGCTTTATCTTTTAAAGATTTTATTAGTAATAATAATTTCTTTGGAAGATTAAGTATAAGTTCTCGTTTAATTAGACGTAACTGAGGACAGGATAATTATAAATTATTTGTCTTTGGTAACAAATCTAACAAAATGAAAACACGACTATCTTACCCTATAATCGGTTATTTAGCACAGCTAGTGGAAAAGGGGAAAATGACCTACGAACAAATACTAAGTCTTTTATTAGATTCTAATAAACCGCTTAGTTATTTTGGTCGTAAACTAGAGTCTTTTGATCAAGGTAAAACATTAAAGATGTTTAAATCTTATTTAAAAGGCTCTGGTTTATTTACTATAGATATGAGTAACCTCTGATTTGCTTCACGTAAATCAGTGGATTACAAAATATATCTTATTAAAGAGATCATTAAACTAAAATCCAGACTAGAACAAGAAGACAAAATACATGAGCGATTTGATGCTATTCAATTAGAATTTCATCCACAATCTGACTTAAAGATATTTTATAAGACCTATCCCTTTAAAAAGGATATTGGAATGGATTTAAAAAATCCATTACAAAAAAGGTATTATTATAAACATCTTCAAGCATTTGTGATGAGAGACAATGGGATGCATGGAATCGATCCTGTATTAGGAAAACTTTTTCTAGAGGGAATTATGGAAGGATATATTCTAAAGTTATTAGATTTTTCTAATAAAGTTAGATTTTATTCATTCCCTAATTTTATAGGATCAAATCATTTTGAAAGATTATCAATAGATGATCTTAAGAATCAATTGACCATTGGTCAATCACTTCTTGAGATGATCTCATTTGATATCTTAAAACCTGATCGTCGTAATAAAATTAATAACTCCTTAAAGATATTGGAATTTATGCGGAACACAAAAGGTTCCCAACATGAGGTTAAGAAGAACCCTTTAATGGGTCTTCCTAAGAACATGTTTCCTATGTTTTTACTGAAGAAATAGTCGGTTAGTACGTAATCATACGTACATGACCATAGTATCTCATCGTAAATTTCGGGAAATGATTGTTTAAGAGTGCAAGGTAGCCTTTAATAAGGTGTATAATGAAAATTATATTTTTTACCAAATCATTGCTTGTCTTGAAGTTCATAACTGC